TCGAGTGGTAAGCGACGTTTACGAACGGTGGCGACACCCGATTTTTCAAAAGCTTGGTTAAGTAATTCGGGATCTAAGATGCCAGATAAGTTATCAAGCGTTGTAAATTCATCAGCAGATGAGAAGGTGGTTGAAAGAGCTGTTTGAATATCCATAAAAAAACCGTAATTAGCGAAACTAATTACGGATTATTCACGATCATTTAGATCGGTCAACCGATCAATTAACCTTAACTGATCGGCATTACGCCCAATGGCGGGTTTTTTATTGCCTGTGGAAAATGTTATGAAACCATATTTAAATCCGACTTTGACCCTAGTAGGGGCCATCTTAATGATGGCCTTTTTTCTTTATGTGGTACCACACCTTGATGGTACTTACTTTGCGCCGCTTGCCTCATTTGTACTTAGCTTGATAAAAGCGGGTGCTGTGATTGCTGCGGCTAGATTAGCACTTGCTTATTTTGATGAACGGGCAGGTATAAATGTAAATAACTGGCTGAGGAATACGGCTAATGGAAATCAGAAAGCTGTTTATTTTAGTGCTCGCTTTTTTGTGGTCGTGCTCGTCTTCGGCTTTGTCGTGGCCTGATAAGTACGATTGGCAAATCCGAAAAGCGGTAAAAAATTACCTTCCTACTGTTGATTGGCGTTTGTATAAGGCGCAGTTGATTCAAGAGTCGTCTTTAAGGCCTTTGGTTGTTAGTCATGCGGGTGCTAAAGGCCTTGCGCAGTTTATGCCTGGTACATGGGCTGATGTGTCGAGTAAGTTGCAGTTGGTTGGTAGCCCATTTGAACCACATTTGGCTATTCCTGCCGGTGCGTTTTATATGTCGCAACTTCGCCAACAATGGCACTGGAAACGCCCAGAACATGATCAGCATAATCTAGCGTTAGCCTCTTACAATGTGGGTCTTGGCAATATGTTAAAGGCGCAGCGGTTTTGCAAAATGGCTGTGCTGTATGAAGATATTGCCCGTTGTTTGCAGCTAGTGCCAAACGTTAATGAACACGAAACGCTTGGTTATGTGGTGCGTATTAGGCGTTATCACAAAATGTTGAAGGAAAATTAAAATGCTTAAATTTGGAATGTGGCTGCGCATTGGGTTGGTTGGTTTGTTGTTGTTGGCTTTTTATTTACTTTATGAGCATTACGTTGGTGTAGTTGCTGATAGAGATGAATATAAGAAAAAGACGCAAGAACAGGCTAATAAAATTGTTGTATTAGCTGGTGAACTGGAAAACTCAGAAGCAGATAAAAGCCAGCTTTTAAGTGATTTACGTTGGCAAGAGTCGTTGTTTGCTGAACATTTTAAAAAAGTTGTTGCAGCTAAAGCCGTTCAAGTTGAAGTAGCTGCGGAATTATCTGAGGTGATTGAAAATGACGAGACTGCACGTAATTGGGCTGATACTCCTTTGCCTGACAATGTTAAGTGCGTGCTCGGGACTGCCTTCGGAACCCCGAGTGATTACTGTAAATAAGGTGGTTTATGTTTTGCCGCCAGAGCATTTGTTGCAAGAGTGTGCTGTTACAAACGATAAGCTTGATACCAATGGTGAGTTGTTGGCGCTGGCTGTGAAATTAAATAATCAAAATGTGCTTTGCAATGTGGACAAGGTGGCATTAAGGAAGTGGCGGACACGATATGAATAGTGGTGAGGTTGATAGGTTTAATTTTGAGAAGTGGGTGCTGGGTATGATGGCGCTGCTTATAGTTGCTTCCATTTCTTGGATGGCGCAAACAGTTAATCAGAATCAATTGCAGTATACGCGAATCCAAGAGCAATTAAGAAATCAAGGTGTGTTGCTTGAAAATTTGCAGAGGACTGTTGTTGATAGTGCGAAGTGGCGTTCAAGAGTTGATAGTAAGCTGGCTGTTTTTGAGCAGCGATTAGATGCGGTTGAAAAAAGGCAGAAGTAATGAAAAAGCGCCGTGAAGTTAAGTTTTCTGATGCTTTGATTAGGCGGCATCATAAAATGGATACGTATGAGCTGCGCGATTCTGCATACCCTTTGCGTTTGAGGTTTACGAACAGTAGAGATAAAGCCAGTTGGTATTTGGTTTTAAATAGGAATAATAAAACGGTATGGCGCAAGGTGGGTGAGTGGCCAGCGTTGACATTTAAGGCACTTGATAAATCACTCCCTGATTTATTAGCCAATTATGCAGTTTCGCCAGATGAACATCATAGCGCTGAGTTATTTTATTCAGTTAGTAAGGTGCTGATCTGGTATCGCGATAGGCTTAACTTATTACGTAATACATCTAAAAGTTATAAAGCCAATGCGCGCTCTGTTATTGATTGCCATCTTTTGCCTGTGTTGGGAGAGTTGCCAATAAATGAGGTTGCTGATCACGTTGATGATAAGTTACTTGTGCCATTACAGGCCGAGCTTGAGTTGTCTACGGTACGTGCTGTTTTTACGGTGTTAAAAGCGGCATTTGCGAGAGCCTTTGCACTTAAAAAAATTAAGAGCAACCCGTTAGTTGGTTTGATGTTTAGTGATTCTTTCCCTGATGGTATTAAACCGCGTGATGGCACATTAAAGCCGAATATGCTTAGTGGAGTATTTGAACTTTTAGCCAATGAACCAGTTAGAACTCAGGTGCTTATTAGTTTGCTGCTTGCGTTTGCGACGCGATTAAGTGAAACACGTAAAGCACGATGGGACCAGTTTGATTTTAACGCGGCGTGTTGGGTTATTCCTTCAGCGAATACTAAAACTAAGCAGCTTCATTCATTACCTTTGAGTAATCAGATCATAGCTTTACTAACTGCCTATAAGTATTTCCAACAAAGCTATGGGTATAACGGTCAATTTCTTTTCCCTGGACGAAAACGTAAGTTAGCAATTAGTGCATCTACAGCAAGCCGAATAGTTAATAAGTTTGCTGAAGGGCGTTTTGGTGCACATGATTGTCGTAAGCAAGCTCGTTCTACTTGGGCTGACTTAAATATAGATTATATGGTGGCAGAGCGTTTGCTAAATCATGCGATTGGAAAGCTTGATGCAACCTATATTCAGACCTTATTAAAAGAGCCTAAACGGGCTGCAATAGAGCAATATCATGCTTGGTTAGATGGTCAAGGGTGGGCGTTATTTACAACTGTGTGTGAGCCCGAGACAATCCCGAGATCGTTTTTATTATCCAACCAGCTCAATGCCAGTAAGCACGCAGCCTAGACACCAACCTATGCGATCCTTCTCATAGGAGTATTGCAAAAATTTTAGGGTGGAAAGGGTGTGATTAAAAAACATACGAATTTCGTTACCACCTAACGACAATTTTGAAAACCTGAGTGGCTTGATTTTAAAGGGCTGTAGCGATGCGGAATTTTACGAGGGTGGACAATCATAGGGGACCCTGAGGGGTCTTTTGCTTACCACGGGCACGAAGCTCGCGGGGATTGGAAAATTTTCGCAATTTGCATGCATCGGCAGTGCCCTTTCCACTTAGGTGGACAATCCCGCATTTTTACTGGCTTTGAGAGCGCCGAATGGCATTTATTTTGTAGGGGAGAGTGACGATTGAACCCAATACGTTTCAAGAACATTAGTGACATGGCCACTATGTTTGACTTGTCTCGTGTGACTGTTAGAAAGCGGCTGCGTTCGGCGGGGATCACACCTGTTCGGTACGACCAAAAGATACCACTTTATGATATGGCGAGAGCGGGTCCCGCATTATTTATCAATAATGATTTGTTTTAATTTTTAAGGAGTCTTGTTTGTGACAGGTATCACGAATATTAACGAGGCTTATAGTTGGAACTTAACACGCATTGCTGAGGCATTTGATTTACATCGAGACACGGTACGAAAGCGCTTACGTGAAGCAGGTATTAAACCCGCAGGGAAAAAAAGTGGTTATCCAGTTTATCGGTTGGGTGAAGCTGCGCCGGTGCTTTTCTCTAATGAAAATATAAACGGCAGTGCTGGTGCTTACAAAGTAGAAGACTTAGGCCCGAAAGATAAAAAAGAACATTATCAATCAGAAAATGAACGCTTAAAATTTCAAACAGCAACGGGTGATTTAATTCCCCGGGCGCAACACCGTGAAGATTTAGCCCAAACGCTAAAAGCCGTAGTGGCCTATTTTGAATCGCTTCCTGACAAAATGGAACGCAGGCGCGTATTTAGCCCCGAGCAGCTTATTGAGCTAGAACGTGCGACTGATGATTTTAGAGCACAGTTGCACGATATGTTAATTAACTTTGGAGATGACAATGGCTAATTACGCGAACTCTAGGCGCGTAAGAAAAGAAGTGGCTGAGCTTATTAAGCCACCGAACCGCCAGCCTATCAGTCAATCCGCAAGAGAATTATTACGTGTAGAACAAAATGGATCGATGGTGCCTTATGATGCTGAATTAGTACCTTACATGCATGAGCCAATGGATTGCTTAAAATCACGACTTTATGATGCTGTGATTTTTGCAGGCCCAGCACGAACAGCTAAAACAGTGAGCTTAGTTGATGCTTGGGTCGTTGATACCATTGTAAATGATCCAGCTGATTTTTTATTGGTGCAAATATCAGAAGATAAGGCCCGTGAATTTTCAAAAAAACGCCTGTCACGTGCATTTCATGCAAGCCCCCAAGTACGGGCTAAAATGTCAGATAAAGCACACGACAATAACGTGCATGACAAAGTATTTAAGTCGGGCAACTTTTTAAAAGTTGGGTGGCCATCGAAAAACATTTTTGCAAGTTCTGATTGGAAACGCGTTGCGCTAACTGATTACGACCGTATGAAACAAGATATTGACGGTGAAGGGTCGGGATTTACATTAGCCGGCAAACGGACGCAAACCTTTATGTCGTCAGGCATGGTTATGGCTGAATCAAGCCCTGGCTTTATGATAGTCGATCCGACTTACCGTGTTAAAAGTAAGCATGAAGCCCCACCAACAACGGGAATCTTATCACTTTATAACCAAGGTGATAGGCGCTTATATTATTGGCAATGCCCTGAATGTGGGGAGTGGTTTGAGCCTGATTTTAGTTTGTTTGAATGGGATAAGAGCATAACTGACCCCGCCACGGCATCGCGTGATGTTGTTATGGCGTGTCCGCATTGTGGGTCTTTTTTTCGTGAAGATCAGCGAATGCCATCGGGCAGTGTGTTTAAACACGATAGAAATACAGCGGGCCATTGGGTACCGCAAGGTTGTCATTTAGACCAAAACGGACAATTACACGGTACTGCTCGCCCATCACGCTTTGCGAGTTTTTGGCAAAAAGGGCCAACAGCGGCTTTTCAAACGTGGGAACAAATTTTATATAAATACTTAGCCGCAATGCGCGAGTACGAGTTAACCGGCGATTTAGAAAGTTTAAAGTCTACGGTGAATACAGACCAAGGCCACCCCTTTACACCACCAAACAATCAAGACCGATCAATGTCTGATTTGATGGAGCGTACACAAGATTTGGGTGTCCACGTTGTGCCTACTTGGGTACGTTTTTTAACGGCATCTGTCGATGTCCAGGGCGGAAAGAAAACCGCGCGTTTTGATGTATTAGTTCTAGGCTGGGGCGTTGATTTAGAGTCGGTTGTTATTGACCGTTTTGCTATCCATAAATCCCGAAGGGAAAACCCTAGCAATCCAGATAAATTCGTCAGGGTGAATCCTGCAACTCATTTAGAGGATTGGGATTTAGTTCGCGAAAAAGTAATTGAACGCTCATATCCGCTTGATGATAACACCACAAGGCGAATGCCAGTAACGGTAACAGCGTGTGATAGCGGGGGCGAGGATGGTGTAACCGATAATGCGTATGAGTTTTGGCGGCAGTTAAAACGAAGTGGTAAAGCACGTCGTTTTATGTTGATAAAAGGGCGGGCGACAGGTGTCCCTGTTGAAAAGCGCTACCCAGATAATACATCGCGAAGCGACCGGAAAGCCAAAATATCAGGCGATGTGCCTGTGTTCTTCTTAAACACTAATCGCTTAAAAGACACCGTTGATGCGGCGCTTGAAAGGGCTGAACCAGGGCGGCGTTATGTTCATTTACCTGATTGGCTTCCTGAGTCATTTTTTGAAGAGTTAAACGCAGAAGAACGCGGTACTGATGGTAAATGGCACAAGATAAGCCCCAATGCTCGAAACGAAACGTTTGATTTATTTGTTTATAACTGGGCCGCTGTATTAGACCGAAAAGCAGAAACGCAAGCGTTTTGGGAGAACTCGCCACCGTGGGCTCGCCCAATTGATGAAAACAGTGAAATACTCAGTAATGAAAGCGAAACAGTAAAGCTACCAACACGAAGGCGCAGGCGCGCTAGTGTTTAAGGGTAAATAATGGCATTAAGCATAAATGATTTAGACGCGTTAGATATGGCACTAGTAAGCGGTGAGTTAAGTGTTGAAATTGATGGCCGTAAAATCACTTATCGATCAGTTGCTGAAATACAAAAAGCCCGACGGTTTTTAGGGCGTAAATTGGCAGCGCAAGCAGGTAAGCGGTCAAACCCATTAGCGGGCATTGTAACCGCTGTTGATAGGGGGATTAGATGAGCGGGTTAATTGATATACATGGTAATCCGCTACGTGCAACGGTTAACTACGAAGGAGCGACAAAATCGCCTCGTTCGGTTAATTGGTCGGCATCGTCTGATGGGCCAAATCGCGCGCTTAAAACTGCAGGGGCATCGCTAAGAAACAGAGCAAGAGCGGGTTATCGCAATAGCCTTTTGCTACGCTCTGCCATAAATAAAAATACAACGAACGAAGTTGGCAAAGGCTTTACTGTTATGAGCCTTTGTAAAGATGACGATTTTTCAAAAAGTGCAAACGACTTATGGAAAATTGTCTCAACGGAACTCGATCCGTGGGGTGGCTTGAATTTTGGCGGTATTGTTAACTTAGCCGTAAAGTCGCGGCGTATGTCGGGTGAATGTTTTATTGTGCGTTTACCGCGGCCAATATCATCTAAATTAACCGTACCTGTACAAGTTGAATTATATGAAGCAGATATGTGCCCCGTGTCATTTTATAAGCGTTTAAGTGCAAATAGAGTGATTAAACAGGGCATTGAATTTAGCGGTAAGCATAAAGTTGCATACTGGTTTTATCGCGTACACCCCAACGACGATGACGACAAAGTCAGTCTAAACCGACTTTATCGAGTACCAGCGCGTGATGTTATTCATCATTATCACCCTAATCGCCCTGGACAAATTCGTTCAGAGCCCGAAACCTCTGCCGCTTTATTAAAAGATAGAACATTCAGTGAATATGATGATGCTGAGCTTACCCGTAAAAAGGAACGTTCAGCGTTTACTGGTTTTTTATATCGTGAGCAATTTGGTGAGGATTGGGAGTTTGATCCCCAAACGGGCATCCCGCTTTTTGATGATTCAGCCCCTGCAGAGACGGTTCAACAAGTTCGCTCTGGCACAATCCTGCGTGGTGTAGCGGGTGAGAAGCTTGACCTGTTTGATGGTGATGACACCGGGCAAGGCTATAAAGACTTTGTTCGTTGGCAAGGACTGCAAATATCGGCAGGGTTAGACATTCCTTATCCGCTTTTAACCGGTGATTGGGAGGGGTTAAACGATCGACTAGTGCGAGCATTTTTAAATGAATACCGCCGTGGTATTTCGTTTGACCAAACAAACTTGTCCGGATTTCAAGTCGTGTTTGGAATTTGGCGATGGGTGATTAACGTGGCTATTACGACGGGTAAATTAGACGCGGCAAACTATGAACAAAACCCACATTATTATTTAGCGTTAGATATTCGACCGGATGCCTTTAAGCACTTGCACCCAGTACAAGATATTGATGCGCGAAACAAAGCTGTTTTCAATAATATTTCAAACGCAGAAAGTGAAGCTGCTGAGTACGGGCGAGACCTAGACGATAACATGCGACGAAATGCTAAAGCTCGAAAACGGTGGGAGCAAATTTGTAAAGAGGAAGGAATAGAGCCTAGCAATTTAGCTGGGCTTTTTTCTGCCCAAGAAACAATCGGAGCAGAGTAAATGAAAAAGGGAAAACTAGCCCTAAATTACCTTATGTCGCAAATGTGGGCGCTTGATCACACGGTTCTGTCGTTAATGTCTGACATTGTCAGTCGTGATGATGGTATTGAATTGAGTGATTTAATGGGTATTTCACCGCAAGCGCTTGAAGGTGAAAGTGGGCAAGCAATAACCCCACGACTTGAAATCCGAGATAACGGCGTGGGGGTATTACATGTGACGGGAGTCATTAGCCGTTACGCGAACCTCTTTGATGACATCTGTGGGGGCGTATCAACGCAGGCCCTAGCTAAAGATTTTAACCAGGCGATTAATAATCCCGCAGTGCGTTCGTTAGTGTTGGTTTTTGATAGTCCAGGGGGAGATGCAAACGGCATTCATGAACTCGCTGAAATGATTTACTCCGCACGGGGTACAAAGCCCATTAAAGCGTATATCGGTGGTACCGGCGCCTCAGCGATTTATTGGATTGCTTCAGCCTGTGATGAGGTCATTATTGATGCGACCGCACGGCTTGGTTCAATCGGCGTTGTAATGACACTTGAACGTAAAAAAGAAGATGCAAGCAGTGAATACGAGCGTTTAGAAATTGTATCAAGCCAATCACCAAATAAACGCCTTGATGCGTTTAGTGAGCAAGGTAAAGCCGTTAATCAATCACAGGTTGATCAGCTTGCTGACATTTTCATCGATCGTGTGTCACGCAACATGAGTGTAGAACGTGAAAAAGTCATGTCTGAATTTGGGCAAGGCGGAATCCTCATTGGCCAAACAGCGGTTGATAAAGGTATGGCTCACAGGTTAGGTAGCCTTGAGAGTGTTATTAACGAATTACATAAAGGAAAAAAATCCACTATGAGTAAAAATACAACTGCATTTGAATTACCAAATGCAACCACGTTATCAGCACATGACTTCATTGAAACGTTAAAAGCAGAGCGTCCTGATGTGATTGAAGCATTACAACCGGCGCAAACTATGGCACTTGAAAATGCCGAAGAACTTGTACAGCTATGTGCAAGTGCTGGTGTGCCAGCGCTATCAGCAACGCTACTTAAAAAAGGAGTTACGTTTGATGCTGCATCCGCGCAAATTGACACCGCAAAAGGGTTAAAAGCTAAACTGGCCGCTGCAGGGCTTGATGCAAGTTTTGAAGCGCTGCTCAGTTGTGTAGATAACCCTGTTGAATTAGTTGGCAAAGCAGTACATGAGGCGCAGGCACTTGCTGCAGGTGAGCGTGATGTTGATCGTACTGTTAAAGATAAACAGGCGGGGCCAAGCAAAGCGCTAAACGCTAGCGAAATTTATAAAAACCGCCGTTAACAATTATTAGTTTAAGAGAGTTGAAAGATGGATAGTGTAAAAATGAGTCCGCGCCCAAGTGCGCATATTCTGCAAGATATTGAACGTTTATCAAAAGACCAGGTAACGCTGAGCGGGGGTAACTTTGTCAGTGGTGAAGTCGTGGGGATAAATGAAAATAGTCTTGTAACAAAATTAAGCCTGGACGATGCAGTGGCTGAGGGGGCAGCAGTCGGTGTTATTTATGGATATTTTGATGCCAGTGAAAAAGACGTACCAGGTATTATGCATGCCCGTTTAACTGCCGTATTGGAATCAAAGTTAGTTTGGCCTGATGGGATCACGCCTGAACAAAAAGCGGGTTTTTTAGCACAACTAGCAGCAAAGCATATTATTGTTCGTTAATTAACGAGCCTATTTAACGAGAGCCCGTGCTTATGTCGCGGGCTTTTTTGTATCAGTTTTTAAATTAGAGAGTTTTTTCATGGAACTACAACAAGCGCTTGAATCAGATAAGTTTGAAGTTAGCAACCTAACCGCATCAATCAATAATATTACAGCCCCTAAAACTCGCTTAGCTGAGCTTGGGCTTTTTCAGGAACGTGGTATTTCAACAACGTATGTTGATATTGAATACAAAGATGGTCAAATAATTTTGGTACCAGAAAAAGAGCGCGGTGCTGATGGCACACATTCAGAAGATCGCGAACGCAAAATGTATACGTTTAAAGCGGTCCATTTACCGCTTGAGGCAAGTATTTACGCTGATGATATTCAAAACATTCGTGCATTTGGCTCAGGTGAAGATGGAACAGCTGCAGAGCTTGAGCAACTTGATAGCCTGATTGAAGAAAAGCACGAAGATCACCGTTTAAGCCTTGATGTAACAATTGAGTATCTTCGAACAGGTGCGCTGTTTGGAAAAATCATTGGCGCTCGCGGTACAGTAATCGAAGACTTATATAAGCGTTTTGAGATTACAGCAAAAGACGTTTATCACGATATTGATTTCACCAAAGACCTGCAAACTCAATTTTTAACAGTTAAGAGCACATCAAAGAAAAACCAAAAAGGTATTAAAGGTAAACGTTACCGTGTTTTATGTGGTCCAGACTTCTTTAATTCTATGTTAGAAAATGAAAGCTTTAAAAAGGCATTCGACCGCTATGAAAATGGCGCAGTGCTGCGTGATGATGTGACAAGTGGTGTGCCGTTTGCGGGAGCTTTTTGGGAATTACATGACGAAGAAGCTGAAGAAGATAAACCATTCTTAAAGCCTGGCGAAGCGGCTTATTTTCCTGAAGATAAACCAGGTTTATTTATTACTCGTTTTTGTCCTGCAAATTACAACGAAACAGTGAACACGCGCGGCTTACCGTACTATTCACGTGCAGAAGCAAAGCGCATGGGTAAAGGCGTTGATATTGAATCACAATCTAATGTGATCAACGTATGTACTAACCCGCTTGCTGTTCGTCGCTTAAAAATCAAAGCAGCCTGATTGACTTAATTTAAGTAAGCGGTGTTTTAATAACCGCTTACTTTTGGAGATATGATGGTTTTTGAATCAAAGTTTGATAGAGCGTTAAAGCGAGCAGATAAAGTCATAGAAAATACGTTTGGTGCTCCTTATGTATTTAGTTTAATTGATGAAAAAAAAGTCACTTATCAATGTATTTTTGATACTCAGCTTTTGACACAAAACGCAGCAGGAGAAACATCACTTAAAAAAATGAAATATGGAATATTAAAAGTTTTAAATTCACGCATCGATAAATCTCTAGTCGTTGATGCCGAGGTGATGACTCAGCTCGGCCCACGCCGTGTAACTGATGTCATTTATCCAGATGAAACGTGTAGCGCGTTAATTCTCACATCGTTAAAAGAACCTCAACGTATAAACAGTGAGTATGGATTCTAATGAGCGGACTTGAATATCAAATAGATGTTGATGAATCTGGTATTCAAGACTTCTTAGAAAACCCCATAAACGAAAAAAAAATAAACGCAGCAATTGATCGTGCTTTAAAGAAAACCATTCGTTGGCTTGCGGTACAAACTGCCCGCGGCTTAGCAAAAGACCTAGATGTATTGGTTAAAAGTATACGAGACCGTCTGTTCTTTGATTTTAAACAAAGCAAAACGCAAGGGGTCAGCTTATGGGTTGGCTTAAATGACATACATGCGGACTCAATCGGTAAGTTAAGACAAAACAGTTCAGGCATTAGCGCGAGAGGGCATCATTTTAAAGGTGCATTTATAGCCGAAGCGTACAAAGGAAAGTCATACATTACGGCGTGGCGCAGAGCATCAAGTAAACATAGTTCTTCAATTGATGAGGTTAGAAACAATGATTACGAGCGCAACCAGTTAACGCCTAAAGACCACAAACTGTGGCCCCGCTACCCGCTAAAAAAGGTAGGGGTTCGCATTGAATATGATGGTTATGATTATCTTGAGCGCCAAGAGCAAATGATAAGCCAGCGCTTTAATACAATTTTGCATCAAGAGTTAAATTACGAATTTTATGTTAAAAGCTAGCGACTACATCGATGCTGTCATTGAGACAATAGAGAGTTGGGGTATACCAACTGTATTATTCAATCCAGAATTTAATGACGAGAGTGAATTAAATGAGATAAAAACCCCAGCTGTTTTTGTGCTCTGTGACACGATGAACTCAAGTGATTATTCAACGTCCGGCAATGGGAGTATGACTGAATCTGTAGACATTGATTTTGTATGTGTCATTGCAAAAAAACAAAGCGAGGTAAATTCAGTAACTGCTGCATTTAATTTAGCAAGCTTTGTTAAGCGCAGAACCGCTAAAAATAACTGGGGGCTTGGCAGAACATGCGGTAACCCCGAAAAGCTTTCAGCTATTAATGCAACGGGTAATTTACAGGGCTTTTCAGAATGGCGCGTCTCTTTTCATCAAACATTTGAGGTCGAGCCACTTGAAGAGCAAGAGTATGACTTTAACGAGGTGTTTTTGGGTATCAACCCTAAAACCGATGATGATTTTGAATTAATAGGTGAGCTGGATGAGTGATGAACGTATTTTTCAACTTTTAAGCGAACTTCAAGAAAAAGTGGCAAAGCAAGATTCTTTGCTAAATGAGCACCAACGTCGACTTGATAATATTATCATACCGGGGAAAGTACATTCACTTTCAGAAGATAACAAGCGCATCGTAGTCGCTCATGGCAGCTGTAAAACACCCGAAATAAAATGGCTTGCTGACTCAGCTGGTGATGTTATCGATTATCGAGCGCCATCAATTGGCGAGCAAGTCATCTTATTAAATTTAACCGGTGGTAAAGACACAAGCAAGTGTATAGCTATTGTAGGACTTACATCTGCTGATTACCCGTTTACTGTCAGTAACCCTGATGATCATATACGACAGTATCCTGACGGCACAAAAGCGAGTTATAACCACTTAGAAAAGCGCCTACTCTTAGAGTTGGCTGGTGATGCGTTTATTAAAGCAAAAGGTAACACTGACATATCAACCGAAGGTGAAACTAAAGTTACATCGAAAGGTAAGGTTACAGTTGAATCAACGAATGCTGATGTAAATGTATCTGCGAAAAGCAAAGTTAAAGTAACAGCTGGTTCAGAAGCTAAAGTTGAAGCGCCAAAGGTTTTACTTAATAGCTCTGGTAACGGCCTCCACAAAATAGTAAACGGCACCGCCATATGCCCATTCACCAAATCACCGCATGTAACAGCGCCAGCCACTACTGTATTTGCGGGGCCATAATGAATATAGATCCAAATACGGGCGCAACGGTTGCTGGATGGGATGAGTATGCAATACGTTTTAAAGACGTTGTAACAACCCCGCTACTACATCGTATAAAACGGCCAGACTATGGTTGCAAGCTTTATACGCTGCAAGGCAAGCCTCTTTCAGCAAAATACGTATCAAGAGCTGCAGCATACATTGCTGAATGTTATTACAACCCCACAAACAAGCTTGATTCAGTAGACCTTGTTCGTGTTGTCGCAGGAACCCATCAAACAGGGTTTAAAATATCCGTAATATTTAATTACAACGGCGTTGCACAGGAAATCGCTTTATGAGTTCTTTCTTTCCAAATCCAAGCATTCCAAATTTGCTAAATGCGCCGGGCTTTAATTCAGCGCTTGAGTTATTTAAAAGTTGGTTGCTCGAGTATATTCAAAATAACGACCCTGAAAACTTAGAAAACGTATCAAATGCAATACAAGATGATGCGGGTATGTTTGCAAAATTAGTACAGGGGTGTTGTTACGTAGCTAACTTGCAAATACAGCAGGCTAACGTTAAAGCAATGCAAAACTTTGCATCGTTTGCTAAGGGTGACATGCTCGATGCAAAAGTAGCCGATTTAGGCTTAGAACGCCAAGTTATTCAAGATGAAGATTTAAACGCTAACCCGCCTAAACAGCTAATTTTAGAGTCTGATGAAAGTTTACTAACGCGCTATTATTTGGCCAGTTATACGCTTAAGCCCGGTTCACTGCTTGGGTATGAATTTCATGCGCGCACAGTAGGCGATAGACCACTTATAACAGTAGATAGCACAATACCGGGCGAAGTAACTGTTAAATACAAATTTCAACCGAATAGTAATGCATCCTTAGTTCGAGATGCTAAGTGTGTGCAGACTGCACCAGGTTATTTGGATTTATTTATACTGCCTCATGTTGGTGTTGCTGATAGTGAACTTTTAAATGCAATACGTGATTACATTCATCGTGACGATATTAAAGAAGCAACCGATACAATCACTGAAAAAGCAGCCACCGAAGTTGATTATTCGATACATGTAAAAGTAACGAATACACTAAATCAAAACCCTGATTTCATAAAAGAACAGCTAGAAATTGAGTATGCAGAATATGCTGATAGTCAGCGCCGTTTAAACTCAATTGTTCGCCCCGATCATGTCGGGGGTATCGTGTATGCTAAAAATCTACCTGATTATGAAGTCATATCACCCGCTGCAGCAATAGCAGGCTCTGATAGTTCGGCACCAAACTGCACGGGTATTATAGTTGAGGTTATTTAATGGAGTCGTTCAACATATTACCGCCGAATAGAACTCGGCTAGAAGAAGCGTTTATTCACGCTTTTGATCAACTTATTACTTATGATGTTGATGTGTTCGCTAACTTATTAAATCCCGACAACACTCCACCTAGCACCATTAACGTTTTAGCAAACGATAAGGGTTTAAAAAACTGGGATTCAACAGCTACAGAACAACTGAAGCGTGAACAGATAAAAGCAGCATGGCCGTCACGCGCTAGGGCGGGTACTGCAGCAGGCATAAAAAATGCGCTCGCTGGTAACGGCTTTGTTACTAAGTTCAGTACTCCCGCGCCATTTATTGTTGCTGTAACAGCATTTCACGAAGGGCTAAGCCCACTAACAAATAACAGCATTAACGTCCTTTCTGCTCAACTACAAGAGTCGGTGAACGGTCGTGATGCTATAAATTTAGCAATTGGTGTTACCGCAAGCGGCTCAGAAAACTATGCCATGAGTGTCGTAACAGAAATAAGAATGACGGTAGGACCATGACAGTAATTAAAAACAGTATTAAGCGCTTAAAAAGTGGTGAACAAGGAGAGCAAAACGCTCAAGTTAACTTGCATGTTGTTCAATTTACGCGCGTGTCAATTGGTGATGCAAATGGTGAGTTACCGATTGAAGATGCGAACAGAACAGCACTAGATAATCACGTTACAGATGGTGACATAGTTAGCCATAAAATAGATCCTGACAATGACACTCAGCGAATTTTGCAGCTACGGATTGGCCCAGACGCTAATTATGATGCTCGCGAGTTATTAATTTATGCCACGGCAAACGGTGTTGAGTTTCCGCATTCATATCTTCGTCTTGGCTCTGCTTACCCAATACGCACAGCCGAAAGTGGTGGCGTACAAATGCTGATAGACGCAATTATAAAAGTCAGCTCTGAAACCAACTTTAGCATAATAGTTCGTCCAGCTACTGATTACATCAGTCGCTCTGAGTTTAATGGTCATACACATGAACAGTATTTAGAAAAAACAGTATTTAATGCACTCCTCCCGTTTGTTACTCAGCCCAACATAAGCTTATTCAACCGCCACAACATTAAAGATAGCAATGAATATAACGCGCCACTAGTAGGTATTGATGATGCTGAATTACAAAATAATGACTGGTTTTCAGTGCGAGCCAGCAACGGCCAACCTGTTATTAAAAGCGCGAACGAAGATGAATCAACAGCTAAATTTAAACGCTTAGCAGATGGCGCAATTGATACCCAAGTAACGATAGTTGCAGATGATAAAAACGAGCGTGTATTTGTGTATAACAAAATAAACAACGTGTGGGAGTTTTAAATGGATAGCTTAGTGACACAATCACAAAGTGAGTTATTGCTTTGGCCAAAAGAAACGCGACCTGAACTTAAAGATATGGTTGTTAGGCGTAGTTTAGTAGACAGTAAATATAATATAAATCCGTATGAAATCGGAGAATATGCCGAAATTGGCTCAGATGCTTTTACATATTACAACGCTGATGAAACAGTAAAGTGGAGTGTAAGTTCTACTGCACTGGGTTATACATTAAGCGCGCCTAGCGGTTCAGAGCCCTTTTTTACAGCTACTCATGTTTACAACGTGGTTTACGATTACCCAAATTATCGTATTGCAAAATTTGATGTTAATACAGGTAGCTTTACTGTTGGTGCAGTAATTCCTAAGCCTGCAGATTCTCCTGTTTGGGGAGCGTTCACATACCAAGGTGGTGACTTAATTCTTAGTCAATGGAATTGGCAAAATACTGATATTTACAATACGCATCGAATTAACTTAGATACGCTGGCTGTAACAGAGATACAAAATGATTTATTTACAGTGCCGCATCGGAGCAACGGTTATGCGATAAGAAAAGGGGCTGTAAGTCTTTTTAATGGTTCGGCTTTACTTTTTGAAGCTTCAAAGGATCGAGGTACTCAATCATTAGAGGGAATCAATAATGCATCTGCCGTTGTTTTTGGTATAAACAGGAGCTTATTGTTCGATGATGTAGATAGTAAAGTTCGTATTGATACTGCACATTCATTCTCACTTGAAATGTTCAATGGAGAGATCACACAAATTAGCCCTGATGTGTTTATTTGCGGCACGAAGTCAGCAATAGGGTATCCACCAAGAGCGCCTTCATATCTGCCTAAAGTAGTCACCTTAGCTGAATTAGAGAAATGGGCGTCTGATTGCATCTTCAAAGCGACTGGAATACAAATACCACTTAGCGAGGTTGTGTAATGAATTTATTAATAAGAATTAATTCAGGTTTAGTAGAGCCACAACTCCCTGACAATACAGCGATGTTTAAAAATCAGCGAGTTGTAGTTATTGCTGATGTTATGTATTTGTTTGCAAATTATATCGGTGCGTTAGAGCTTGCATCTGATTACAGTGTTGATGATTATTTGGCACTAAAAGAGGCAGCGATTGAAGCTGCAAAACCCGCTCCAGCATTACCTCCGCAAGTTATAGAGCTTACTAATGTAAACGTGACGGGCGAACATGTAACGCTTGGTTCTGGCGAGATTTGGTGGCTACCAATTAATAAGCAATTTACGCTTACTGCTAACGCTCAGTTAGAAGATATGGAAATGATGATAATCATTGAACGTGTAGTTAACGGCAGTGATGTAATAGACGATTTACGTGCTAAAGCGAGTATCGTTGACGGCCTAATTACGATTACTTCAAATTTTGTGCAATCAGGTAATTATCAAATAACAAGCGAGCGACTCAATGCAGGCCTTGAAGCTGTTAATGCACCGTTCCGTTTAGCGTTTAATAAAGTAGAGTTTGACGCGTATGTTTAGCATTAAACTTAACTTTATAAGCGCGGGTAAAGCGCAGCTATTAGAGCCGCTTAAAACTGAGTTTGGTGAAGTGCATAAGTCATTTTTAACAGATGGCTTTAGCTTACCGTGGTACGTTCGTTGGTTTCATAACCCTTTTGGCAAGGGATTAAAAGCCGCTATTTGGCACGACTACGCATTAAAAGCAGGGCGTAAACACCCACACCGTGAGTTTTTTACATTGCTTAAAAGTGAAGGTGTAGCGCTTTGGAAAGCTTACCCCATGTGGTTTTTTGTGTGGGTTTACGCCAAATACAAGTCATTACTTAGTTTTTACCGTAAGCAAAATTATTAATTTTTTCGAGGGCGCATTTAGCGCCTTTTTTTATTCTTAAATTTGGAGAATGCAATTGAAACGCTATCCAGTAATAAAATCGGGGCTCATAAAAACAACTTATTTCACAATAGGTGAAAAGGTTGAATTGAGCGCCATTGACGCACAGACGTATTTTGCACAAGGTCTAATTGGCCCGTCTGAAACACAAAAAAAAGCAACCGTAAAAACGGCTAATAAAACACAAATCGGAGACTCCAAATAATGGAAAATACGTCTTTCACTCAAAATGGTGCTGAGTTTAATCGCGCACCCAAGCCTGAAAGTTTAGGCGCGCCATCTACGCAGGTTGTTTATCTTGTTTCTACAGCCCCCGATGCTGATGCAAGCAAATTTCCAATAGGTAAAGCTGTGTTGATTAGTAATGATGATGACATTGCAAAGCTTGATGGCACGAATGCAGGCACCGGCTTTTTAATACATGCAGTTGAATATTTACGCCGTAAAGCTGATTGCTTCATCTACGTTATACGTGTTGAAGAAGGGGTCGATGCAGAAGCCACAGTTGCAAAAGTTGTAGGTGGCGTTGATGGTGCAACAGGACAACGTACTGGTATAGCGGCGCTCTCGTCTGTTAACAGCCAGCCGACATTAATCGGCGCTCCGGGTTACAGTCATAACAAGGCAGTAGCCATTGCATTAGCAGAGCAAGGCGCGCGACACGGCTGTCGTTTTGTAAATCATACGCCTAGCGGAACGGTAACAGAAGTTACAGCAGCGGCAGACTTGCTTGGCGGTTCTGATGATGGTTTTGATAACTCAATTACTGTTGTCGGAAATGTTACTTACACGGGTAATTTTGGTGAAGTAACAATGCCTGGTGATATTGTGGCGCTAGCTCTTTGCGCATCACTAGAAGTGTATCAAAACACAGGGCATCGAAATGTATCTATCAACTCAGTTGATCATCAATTTGAATATAACTTCACGCAAAAAGCAACCGAAGGTAACTTACTGAATAAACATGGCGTTTGTTACTTCGCAAGCACAGCGTCTGGTGGTTACTCTTTGATTGGTAACCGCACATTGACAGGTAAGTTTATCTCAGACCAAGGTTTGTTTAATGAAATTCAACGCAAAGTAAAAAATGCGCTTGAGACAAAGCATGGTCGCAGATTAACGAGAACGTTCATTGAACAGCGCTTACTGACAATTAACAATTGGCTTGAGTCGTTACAAAACTCAGAAATTACAGCGCCGAATTCTCGCTGTTATTTACACCCAACAAAAAACACGGCTGCAGAGCTAGGCAATGGCCGTTGGTTTATTGTTGTTGAATATGATGGCTACCCGGTCAATGAAAACCCAGTTATTGAGTTAGTTGAGAATGATTCACTAGCTGCAGCAGCATTAGCGTAAGGAATGAATAAATGAATCACAGTACAGTAATGACGATTGCCGCTCACTCGAACGGCATTCCTATGGTGGGACTAACAAAAGAGTTTTCACCGCCAACACCAGAGCGTGTAACAGATACGGTAAGTGAAGGTCGAATTATTGAGTCTTTTCGTGATAAAGGCTTTAAATTAGATGATTTTTCATTTAAGCAAGAAGGTATGAACGAAGAGCAAGCATTAGCGCTCGGTGTTGCAGCAGGTGAAAGTTACCCTCTGACATTCAAAAAAACGGTTAAAGAGCCAGATGGTTCTATGACTGTTTATGTTCATGAAATAACGGGGCTAGTTACAAAAGCTTCACCTGACAATAATAAAACGACCGAAGAAGAAGTGTGGTCAGTTGAGGGCAAACCCTCTACTTACAAGCTCACTGTGAACGGTAAAGTAGTGCATGACATTAACGTGCAAACACAAAAAGTAATTATGTTCGGTCAGGATTTAACATCTAAGTTTGTAGACGCAGTTCGATAATAATTCTTTAATTATTAAAGCCCCTATGGGGCTTTTTTTATGAGTGAAAAAAATGAAAAAGCTATTCAAAAACCATGCTTTATTTACACCGCTGGCAACTCGTAGCAGTGTTGATGTTAACGTAATTACATTTGGTGAATACCAGCAAATAGAAGTAGATCATAGTGGCAAAAATGAGGCGTTTAATGACGCATTAATAACTGCGGCTACAGGGCTAAACCAAACTGAAATTGAATCACTTTCAATGCCAGATTTTAATTCAATCGAAAACTGTGTACTTGATCTAGTCAATAAAAGCAGTGATTACTTTTGTGAGTTAGATGGTATTTCTTTTAATAAAGATAAGCCAACGCTACTCGATCCACTTCAACATGTTGCAGAAATTGAATACAAAGTACCTTCGGTTAAAGTTTCTCGCATTGCAGATACAATTCAAAACACTGTAAAAGAACCATTTAAATACCCTCGTTATTTAACTAAAGCGTGTACTGGCTTGAGTGATGAAGACATTAATGCTTTGAGCGTTCGAGATTGGAACATGCTGCAAGCGAGGATTTCTAGTTTTTTGCAAGAACCGGCTGGCTACTTTCAGTAGAGTCAGTTGACAACATTTGCGATGCATTATTGCTCGCATTTAATTTACCGCCATCCGAAGTAGACAACTGGCCAGTTGACCGCGCCATGCGCCGTTTTGAATATTCAATGAAAAAATTAGAGGGGTAGCGCGTGGCTAATTCTAAATATCAAATCAATGTAGCAACAAAGGCGGATTACAAACCGCTGCAACAAGCATCGGCTGCTCAGAGTAAATTTCGTGAAGAACTAAAAGCAACAAGGGCTGAATCAAAAAAACTCGCTAATTCTCAACGTGATTTAAAAGCGTTCACGAATACTAAAAATGACATGCTTAAAACAAAAGAGAGCATTGAGCATACGCGACAAGCTCTAAAAAGCTTAGGTGAGCAAGTTGCTAAAAGCGGCGGCAAAATGACGGCTGCGCAACGTAAGCAGGGTGATGCACAGCGTAAACAGTTAAAAACCATGCTTAATATTTATGAGCAGCAACAGCGTAAAGTAAGGGCTCTTGGTAAAGAATTAAGTTCGTCATCAGTGAGCGCTAATGATTTCACAAAAAGCCAGCGTTTGCTTGCTGCTAAAACATTGTCGGCTAATAAAAAGCTGGAGCAACAAAAAGCCAAAATTGATCAAGTTAGACGTGTTGAAGATTATTTAGAAAAGCGTAGGCAACGTGCTTTTAATAATGAGCAACAGCGCCTTTTCAAACTTAAAAAGCTTGAAAGTTCATTAGAGCAAGCCCGTGGTCGCAGGAACTCTCAAGCACTATCAGTCGGTGCTGCAGCTGCTTACATGGCTACAGGCGCAATTGCTGTAAAGAAAGCCGCTGACGTTGAATCAGCAATGGTTGATGTTTCAAAAAAAGCATCATTTAAAACTAAGAGCGGGGCTGAACTATCAAGACAAGACAGCGACAAGCAGTTAACAGATCTGCAAAATTGGATTGTAAAAGAAGCGCCTAATTTGGGAATGGATGCAGTTGACTTAGCAACCATTGTTGCCAGTGGAGCAGGTGCCAATGTTGCCAGAGCAGGACGAGAACAAGAAGATTTAAGGCAGTTCTCACAGTTAGCAGCAAAAATGTCAGTGGCGTTTGATAACTTATCGGCAGCAGAAGCTGGTGAATCAGTTGCAACATGGATGTCGAGTATGAATCTCGATATGAGTCAAGCGGGTGAGCTTGCTTCGACTATCAATCACTTATCAGATAATTCAGCAGCTCAAACAGGTGCTATTACTGATTTAATGACTCGTTCAGGCTCTATTATGATGAGCGGAGGACTTGACCACAAGCAAGCTGCAGCGCTAGGAACAGCCATTTTATCAGCTAATGGTAATAACTCAGAAATGGGTGCAACAGCGGCAAAGAACATGGCCCTTACACTTACGCAGGGTGATGCTATGTCGGGATCACAAAAGCGTGTTTTAAATGACTTAGGAATGGACCCGATTCAACTAGCAAAAGATATGCAAAGTGATTCAGTGAGCACTATTTATTCATTAATTGAAAAAATACAGCAAAAACCAGAATACTTACGAAATTCAATTGTATCTAGCTTGTTCGGAAAGGAGTCAATTGGCGCTATTAACCCGTTAATAAACAACGTTAAAGAATTAAAACGTGTAATGGTTGCGTCAAGTGATGAAGCTGCAATACGTACATCTCTAGAAAATGAGTTTAGCAAGCAACAAAACACAAGTAATTTTCAAATGCAAAGAGCAAAAGATGCATTTGGAAATTTAACAGCGGCATTAGCGCAACATCTTCTTCCTATGGTCGAAGCGGGTGCAGAAGCGTTGGCTGATATGGCTATCGCAGGAACCGAGTTTATACAAGAAAATGAAAAGCTTGCAAGTGTTGTTGTTAAAGGTGTTGCGGCAATAGCATTACTTAAAGCCGGAACAGTCGCTTGGCGTTTAGCAAGTACGGCAATGGAAATAGTGTCTTTAAAACGCAAAGTATCAGAGGTCAAATTAGGCTCTGCGACAACAAAAACAACAACAATGGCTGTTCGCGCTGCAGCGGCAATAGATAGACTTAATGCCAGCTTAGGTAGAACATCAGCGAGAGGTGCTGCAGGAGGGTTCATACCAGAATCAGGTAAGCGCCGCCGTGGTGGACGCTCAAAAGGTGGCGGCTTAAAAGCTGGCAGTCTTAACAAAATAAGAAAAGGTGCCGGGAAACTACCGTTAGTTGGTACGGCTGTATCCGCTGGGCTTGGCGCATATATGTTAAATGACACTCTTTCGTCAGATTCAGAGACCAAAGGTCAAGAAACAGGCGAGCTAGTCGGCTCGATTGGCGGTTCTTTGGCTGGTGCAGCCGCTGGTGCAGCAATTGGCTCTGTAGTGCCAGGTATTGGTACCGCCATAGGCGGTATTATAGGTGCTATAGCAGGTGAGGAAATCTTTAGCTGGATAGGCGGTGAGATTGGAAGTGAATTTGATCAACCGTCCGAAAAAGAAAAGCCAGCTGCTGCACCCGCAAAGATAAAACCATCTTATGTAACAAGTAGCAGTCACGACTCATTTGGTGAAAAAATATCTGCTGCAGAAATTTTGTCTAGCAGTGCGGTGACGAATACGTTTAGTCCAACCATTCAGATAAATGGCAGTGCTGATAAGGGGGTTGTTGATACAGCTTTGAAAGAAAGCGAACAGCGTTATAAGCAGTTTATGAATGCCTCCCTTTCAGATCGTCTTGATGCATCTATGTCAGATAGCATACCTAATTACTAGGAGTTTTTATGGCCGTTGATCAGGCTTCAATTTCAAATAGTTCGGGTGAATTTATATTTTCACTACCTAGTGACACAACATTAGTATCACATAGTCGTACTGCTGGGGCTTCATTTCAAGAAGTCCCACTGATGAATACAAAACCGAGAACTCAAATGGGTGGCGGCAAGCTTGAGCAACGTGATTTGGAAGGCGAGTGCACCGAATTAAATGCAGATGAAAAGCTGGACGCATTGTTTTTATTAAAAGCGAGTGATAAACCAGTATCACTTGTCGTTGCAGGTAAACCGTTTGGGTTATGGTCAATAGGTCAAGTTAGAGAGCAAAGCTCAGAATTGGTACCCAATGGCTTAGCAAGAAAAGTTAAGTTTTCAGTTCAACTGCAGGAGTTTGCTAATGCGTAGAGTAACGATAGCGCACGATACGATTGATAGCTTTTTAGCTAGAAATATAGGTACCTACAATGATCAGTTAGAACGTGATTTTTATGCTTTAAATTCGGGCATTGAAAAGCATGGTTTATTTTTACCTGCTGGCCTAGAACTTGTTGTGCCAGAGAAAAAAGCAGCAACTCCAACAATAAGGCGTACACCGTGGGATTAAGTTTAAAAAACCTCACTCCAACAGCAGTAATTGAAGGGCCTGAATCTAGCGCATATGCGTCACGCATGATGCAATTAGAGATTTGTGATAATGCAGGTTACAGTAGTGACACTTTACGTATAACTCTGAACACAGAAAGCTTTACCCATAATATACAAAAAGGTGATGTTTTGAGGGCACTACTTGGCTATAAAGAAAGTGAATCTCTTTATGATATGGGGGCCTATACAATTGCTAAGTTAAAGCCACTTTATTTTCCAAATCGCCTTGAAGTGTTAGCAACGGCAAACGCATTGCACATCAATGCACCAAGCAAGGCGCGCAGGAGTGAGAGCTATTCTGGTTTAACATTAATGGCAATAGTTACTAAACTTGCTGGCCGGATGGGGTTAAAAGCAAAAGTACATACTACATTAGCAAATGAGTTGTTTGTTCATATAGATCAGAAAAATGAATCTGACTTGTCATTTTGTCAACGCTTAGCGTCTTACAACGATGCTGTTGTTAAAGCGTATGATGGTGATCTTATTTTTGCGCCCCGTGGGCAACTAAAAAATCAAAGCGGGGAAGATATGGAGCCAATAGAGTTGCTGTTGCCAGAGTCAAGCGCTATGGCTCCCTTTAATGCGTTAAAGTCTCTTGAATTGCAGCTACCGGAGCGGGAGCAATTTATGGGCGTGGAATCTCATTATTATGATGATGAAAAAGCAGAAGCCATAGCGGTTAAAGTTGGATCAGAACCAAGGGCTATATTACCTGGTCGATATACTAATGAACCTGAAGCAACTAAAGCTGCAAAGTCAGAGTTATCAAGAATAAAACGCCAGTCATTGAATTTTAGCTTTTCTGTGCCGGGGAACCCTGAGCTTATGGCAGAGAGACTAATCAGTATAACTGGTGCTGGTAATTTAGCAGACGGTTTAGCATCATGCGATACAATTAGACATGTTGTTATACCGGGCAGTGATTTTACTACGTATGGAACAGCTAGTGCTGTTATAAAAAGAGCTTAAAAGTTACTTATTTTTATAAATTAGTAGCTCATATCAATTCTTAAAAATTTGGCGACTAATCTCTATATTATATGATGGGCAGCTTGGAGCGATAACCGGTCATTGAGATTGGCTAAATATCGTCGTTAATTGATTGGTGAAACTGCGCTTTGCGCACATATTAATGAAAATGAGCCCTGAGCGCATATTGGTTCATTTAAATTTACCTGAAATTTTAGAAAACTTAGTGATAGTAATGCCTTAGATAATTTGTTAAAACTATACAAAGTAGAAAAATGAGCGTTAAGTCGGCAGAAATATGCGCGATGAGCGCACTATTAAAGTGATTATGTTTTATTCTATATCACACTAATATCACACTAATATCACCGAGGAAATTATGGCAACTAAAGCTAGATTTTATAAAGTCACTACTAGGAATGGCCGCGGAGAGGATTCAAAAATTGTTAGCGCTCCTAAAAAATCAGTAATACCTTCTGTATTTGAAAATGAAAATATTAAAGTAACCAATGTTGAACATTTGGGCTTTAAAGAAGTCATCACTGATTTAAATTACGAGACAGAAGCTGTTGAATTTAAAGTTCCAGAATTAGGTGATCTAAAAGTTCAGCATAATAATGTTGGCTATAAAAGTTTAGAGTTACAATTTGATGAGCAAGTCTCCGAAGCTTATAAAGATTTAGAAAAATATCATAACGGCGAATATTAAATACCCAACATAACAAGCACTTTAAACGGAACAAAAATAGTTGGCTGCGTTCCGCTCCGCTTCACAATTATAGCCAACAATTTTTGTCCGCTTAAGTGGGCGTTGAGGCTGTAGAATTACTCTTTTTTAAGAAAAACAGCCTGTTTTATGGGTTACAAATGCATTACCTAATGCCTTAAAAACGCTTAGAGTTAATTACAGGAGCTCGTTTTTTAATTGAATTTGGCTGTTGGAGTTATTCTACAGCCTCGTTAGATGATTTAGAAAGTGAGTAAAATGGAGTCTATGGAAAACTTAGAAAATGATACACAGGAAGATCGACAAAACAGCAAGCCTAATCCTAGTAAAAAAGAAAAGAAGGGCGATGACACTGTTGCAGGGATTATTGGATTAGCAATAATTGCTTTGTTCTTTTATTGGATGTGGAGTTGGGCATTTGGTGATGACTTTAACTATAAGAAAAAAGATGAGTTACAAGCTGAAATAGCAACGATGGCTAAAAACGGCGCAGACTTGGACTCAATAAAACACCATCTTTCAACAGCATTCACTCAGAGTTGGGGGTTGATTTATCGGTGGAGTAATGAGAAGTCGGAACACTACAGAAGCGATGTTCTATTATTGACTGTTTTAAAAGACATACAGAATAAAGCATTACTTGATAGTGAGAAAAAAATTGATACAAGTGAGATATTGAAACTTATTTCTGTGCATCAACAAAAAAACCCTTTCGATGGGTTAGAGCCAAATCAAAAAGATCTTTTTGAAAATATAAGGGTTAAGTTAAATGATAATTATGGCTTAATTTCTAGTGACTTAAATAAGCTTTCAGATGAGTTCGCAATGAAAAATGGCTTGGTTAATCAATATCTTTCAGATTCTAAAACAAGCCTATATATTTCTATCGCATCATTAGCGTTTGGTGTTGTTTTCCCTATCCTAGGGATGCTGTTTAAACGAAGAAAATCATCTAACAAGCCAAGTCAGACGGATTCGTAGCATTGTCACGCTTTTTTCTTTCCCGCTTCGCGGGCAAGAAGCCCTCCTATATTACTCACCGCTGCTTGGGGCGTTGAGGCTGTAGGAACTCGAACTTTATCAATCTTGGCTGTTGGAAAAATCCTACAGCCTCGTTACCACAGTCTACAATTGGCACTATGAGGCTGTTGTGCCTCTGACTAAATTCGGCTAGTCTAACTGGATAAATCAAGTCAAGGTTTATGATATTATTGAGCCTGCAAATTATTCCAATTTTCTAATGCCTCATCCATAAATTCCATGTCTTCATCGTAACAGGTATAATTTGTATAGGCTGACCAGATGTTAAGTGTCTCTTCGATATCAAAATTCACTTTGTGTACATTATTAAATTCAACAATAGCTTCATCTAAATACTTACCATATAAATCAAAGTTACTACCTTCACTTAAATTTCCGTGCTTTTTCGCAAACAAATCAGCTTGATTATCTATTGCACTAAAGATTTTTTCATAGGTATCTGGCATTTGTTCAACAGTCAGTATTCTCAGGTTGTGCAAACACATTTCTATTTCATCAGCGTACTCGCCACTAGTGTTTTCAAGCTTAGTTTTTAGATACTCAATATCTGATTTAAGCATGTTCAAATAATGCGAGGACTTTTGAATGGAATCGTAACGTTCATCAAAAAATTCAATGGAAATATCTTCTATGCTTAAGCATGTTAAATCTTTCATATCATGGGTGCCCAGCGTTCAAAATAATTAACAGTATCAAAATTAATGCATACATTATTGCTGTAATGGATAAGTTATCCTAATAGGTAACATAGTATATTGGAAATGACAGAAAAATAAATAATACAAATCTAATACAAATATAATACAAATTAGATTCTATAAGACTAACTTCAGGAGATGATAAAGTGTTGATATGATGAGGAAATTAATGGTCGGTATGGAGAGATTCGAACTCTCGACCCCTGCCACCCCATGACAGTGCGCTACCAAGCTGCGCCACATACCGACTGAGGTTGCAATAGTACGTGTATTTTTTTAAAAATCAATAAGCATTTGTTTGTTTGGGTGTTTTTTGCGCAAGCAGGCTGGAAATAGTTTCCTTGCGCAATTAAAAGTAGTTAAAGCATGTGCGCTAGCCTTTATTTAACCAAAGTTTGATCGTGTTATACATTTCGTCTC